CCGCAAGCTGCGGGCGGATCGTCTTGTAGCCATAGAGCACATCGATGCGACAAGGCATCTTATCTTGAGAAATGTCATATTGCCTGACAATTCGCATAGACACCCCATCCTGCACCTTGCGCGCCGCGAAGTGGACGCCCTCGGGAAGCATCAGGTCCGCAGTTGCGAACGTGAAAGCGTCCTTGTGATAGGCGATCGACTGGTTGGTGGTGGTGGAGAGCGTGCCCACGAAGGTCAGCGCGCTGTTGTCGGCAGCGGAATTGCTGACGTTCTGCGTTGCCCCGCTGGCCACGATGGCCGGCGAGATGCTGACCGTGCCGGCGCCACCAGCGTAATCAGCAGTCACGACGAACTGCTGAAGCTGGCCGGTGCTGACCTTGGTTTCCGGGTGGACACGGAACACGCCCGCGATGGTGAACACGTCGCCCTGTTTCATGGCCCCGGTGCCGGTGTCCACAATCAGGCTGGAGCCGGTCTGGGTGGCGCCGTTTGTCAGATACGCCGTGTTGCGCGCGCCGAAGGTGAACGCCGGAATGAGGGTGTTCTGCGCGAACTCCAAGCCGGCGGTGCGGCCCATCACGCCCTCGGTATACTGCTTCTTGATCGAAGACGTGTCGTTGAACAGCCCCTTCAGGTTGTCCACGAGGTCAACGTTCGACTGGGTGTCGAGGCGGATGTAGCGGTTGCCATCCATCGGCGCCAGGTTGTCCGCAAGGGCCTTCTGCGCCAGAAGCACGTTGCGGAAGGTCTGCGCGCTGCCGGCGCCGTTCACGGTGTTGTAAACGTCCTTCACCATGTTGAGCGCGTCGGCTTCGATGTTCGCCGCCAGCACCGCCATAGCGGGTTCAAGGATCTGCTGGCTGAAGTCAAAGATGTTCAGCGCCAGTTCCGCAGACGTGAAGTTCACGTCAACGCCCTTCTGCGTCGAAACGGTCAGGGTGGTGCTGCTTTCGGTCACGTCCTGCGCCGACAGCGCCGCGCCGCTGCGAATGGTAAACTGGTTCGGCAGACGGATGCGGAGGCTGGAGCCGATCTTCGCGCCTTCCTGCGCAAAGCTGTCATCGTAATTCCGGTTGATGGACCCGATGAAGTTCAGCTTCTGGTGGAGGATTTCCAGCGCCGCATTCGTGATCTGGTCAACGTTAAGCAAAGTGTTGGGCATGGGGAGGCTCCATCTAAGGGATGCGCCGTCGTCACGACGGTGCGGGCCGGTTGCCTAAGCCGGCTGGATGTATTGAGCGTCGCGGGCGCGCACCTCAGCGGTTGCGGTATTTCTCCCTGAACCAAGTGCGCCACGCTTCGGGGTTGCGTGATGCATCCGGCTCGCCGCCGGGTTCAGCACGGCCCGCAGCAATGGGCGCAATGGGGGGAGGCACCTTCGACACAGGCCGGGTTGGCGCAGGCTTCGCAGCCATTTTTGCCACTTCCACGGCCATACGGGCCGGCGACAGACGCGCAAGACGCATGGCCTCGTCAGGGTTGGTGCCGAGTTCGTAGTAAACGCGGGCACCATCTTCCTTGCCGAGTGCGGTCACGGCTTCCAGCAGCGCGGGCGGGGGACCGCCAATGCTTTGGAAGTTCGCAACGGCGGTCTGGAAATCCTTGAACGTCGCTTCGCCGTGGTCTGCAATCTCGTTGCATGCCTCGTTGAAGCGCGCCGCTTCCAACTGCCGTGCCGCGATCCGCTCCACCTCCGAAGCCGGGACGTACCCCGGCGGCGGCTGTGTGCCGTCCTGCTGCTGCGGAACTTGCTGGCCCTGCTGAATCTGGCGCAGGTAGCCGGCGAGTGCTTCCGCCTGCCGTCGTGCTTCATGCTTCTCCCGCGTCAACTCGTCGATGCGCTGCTGGAACCACGGCTTGCGCTTCGGTTCTTCCTGCGTCTCGGTCTGCTGCTCTGCGGTGTCTGCCTGTTGCTCCTGCCCGGTGTCCGGAGCGGTCTCAATAGCGGGCTGAGGCACAGTTTCGACAGCCGGGGCCGTCGCGCCCTGCGTGGCGCTTTCCAGAGTTTCGCTCATGTTTCCATGGATGATTGCGGCGCTTCGCAGCGCGGCTGCCCGGTGAACCCCGCCGGTAGGGTTTACGCACAATCAGCAAATCACGTTGTTGTTCACGAACTGCCGGTTGGTGAGCATCAACGCCGGGCGAATGCCTTCTTCGGCACCGCCAACTTGTTTAGCCGGGCGACGATCCCCGGCCCGTAGTGGCGCACGGCTTCGGCGGTCAACACGCCCTCGCCCTTGTCCATCGCCACGTATCCATCATCAGGGCCGCGCGGATCGGGGCCTTGCAAGCGGTTCGCGGTGACGATGCCGCCGCGATACATGCCGCCGCCGTTGCCATCCATGCCACCCACGCCGCCGCCAGCATCCATGCCGCCGCCCGAACCCGCGTCCATACCCCCCATGCCGCCGCCAGAGGGTCCGTCACTGCCTCCGTCGATGCCGGGCGAAATATCCGCCAGAGGCTCAGACGTTACCGCTCCCAGCGGGGCCGTGCCGCTCGTGGTGTTGTTGGCGCTGCCAAAGCCGCTGAAGCCCAGCGCGCTCATGAAGTCGCCAAACGACGTGTTGCCTTGCGCCGGCTCCCCGTAGCCACCGCCGCCGCCTTCCGGCTGTGCAAAGCCCTGCCCCACGTCCACGGGCTGCGGCGCGAGCGCGTTAACGGGCGCGGGCGCTGCCGTCGGCGGCATGTTCACAAACTCGGGCTTGGCCTGCGTGCGCGTCGGACGCGGCGCTGCGATGCCGCCGGTCATCCATACGGGATATTGCCGGCTGCCGTCCGTGCGAAAGCCGTAGAAGCCGGCGGGGTCAGTAGCCATTTTCCATCGCCTCCGCAGGCTCCGGGGCCGGCTGCATCATCCGTTCCGCCGCCGCATGCTGCGCCATCAACGGCACAATCGCCTGCCCCACCATCTCCGACACCATCTCGCGAATAACCGGCTTCATTGCCTCGGGATCAATGCCGCCAATCGCCCGCAGGCGGTTCGTCTCGGCCTCGTAGTCCTTGCGGGCTTGGTCGGCTTCCTGGTCCTTCAGCTTCTGTTCCGCCTCGGCAAGCTGGGCCTGCAACTGCTGCACGGCCGCGTTGGCGGTCTGCGAAATAGCCTGCAATTGCTGCTGCAACTCCTGCTCAGCCGGCGACGGCCCGCCCTTCACGGCCGGCGGAAGCATCTTGCGCAGGCGTTCGGCCAGCTTTTCGCTGCCGGGGAAGTCGGCACTCTCGGCCCACAGGTCGCCCACCACCTGCCAAGCGCCGTTCTGCTGCTGAAGGATTTGCGAGAAGGCGTTAAACGCCTCTTGCCGCTGCGTGGCGTAACTCGGCCCCACGTCGCTGATAACGTCATACTTGCCGATGGCGGGGTTCAGCACCGCCGCCACCGTCTCGGCGTCAAAGTCCTCATCCGCCGGGTCAGCCTGCATCGTCGCCGGCTCCGGGGCCTCGGGATCAACCTGCACCTTGAACCGCTTGTCGTCGCGGCCCATCGCCTGCAACACGCGGGCGGTGTCGTAAACCTTCGGGATCAGGTCCAACACGATCCGGCCAAGGAACCGGATCATCACCGCTTGATGGTCAATGAAGTGGTATGTCGCGTTGTCGCCCTGCCGCTGCCGCGCGTTGATCGCCCGACCGCTCGTCTCGTTGCTCGGCGCGCCCATGATGGCCTGATATTGGCCCGACGCCAGCATTAGCTCTTGCTGGGCGACCTGCATGCCCTCGATGTGGCCAGACGCTGCCGGCGGCGGGGCAAGGCGCTGCGGCGGCGCCACGGGGTTGCCGGCCTCGTCAACGTCATTCCAGATGAGAACGGAGGCGTTCTTAACGTTCGCCTCGGTCCATTGCTGCTCGTAGCCTTCCACGGCGCGCGCGGAGGACAACCACGGCGACTTGGTTTGCAGCGCAACGAACTCGACGGACCCCGACGAGTTGTAGTTATACATCTTCTGCGGATCGAGAAGGGCGCGCACATGGCCCTTGCGGTCCATCTTGCCCTGGATGATCGTCTCTTCGCCCACAAGCCGGGCAATCGGGATGTATTTACCCAGCCACGGCCGACGCTCAACGATGGTGTTGCCGATGACCTTGCACCACTCGACGGCCTGGTTGACGATGGCGCGCTCACGCAGTTCCACGCCCGCCATCTCGGCATCGGCCTTCAGCGCATCGTAAGCGCCCGGCGGCAGATCCGACTTGCGCACCGTCTGGCCATCCGGCAACGCAATCAGCGTATCCGCCGTTTCCACACGCCAGAAGTATTCGCAGACGCGAACCTTCTCCTTGCCGCTCCAGCCGTCCGAACCGTCAACCGGCGTATCCGAAAACGCCTGCTTATACCGGCGATACTTGGCCTCGGCTTCCTTGCGCGGCAGATCCTCGAACACAAACCCGAACCGCGCGTCCGATCCGTCGTATTCCTGAATGTCGGGGTCCAGATAGATCGTCAGCGGGTCGGCAACGCGCTTGATGAAGATATCTTGATCGAAACTGTCTTCGTCCGCGTAATCCACATGCACGCGGGCGTAACCGATGCCGCCGAACACGGCGTTATACATCGCCGCCTCATACGCCAGCGTCGCGTTGCTGCGGTATTCAATGCCCCGGATCAGCGCCTCATACAGTTCCGCCGCCTTCTCCGTGGCCTCGCCGCCAACGGGGCGGATTTGAATACCGACCTTGTTCTGCCGCGCATCGTTGATGATCTGAAGGCAGTGCTGGCGGGTCTTGTTGACCGTGAGCATGGGCTTCTGAGAACCCGGCAGCGTGCGGGCCTTCTGCACGTCATCCGGCCACTGCCAGAGGTTGCGCGCGTCACCGTTGCCGAACTTCACGTCATCAATGAAGTTCTGGCGCGCAGTCGCTTCCCAGTCTTCGCACCGCTTGAAGTTGGCGCGGATTTCCGCAAGCAGCGCGTCGTCTTTTACGCCAGCCATGCGTTGCTGCCTGTCACGGTGGGGCGGAAGACGGGTTTGAGCACTGGTGCCGCCTTCTTCTCACGCAGCGCCGTGGCCAGATACCGGAAGGCATCGGCCGCATGGCTCGCGTCATCGTGGAGAGGGTCTTTCGAGAACTGGCCCGTATCCGGGTCCACGTCGTATCGGTAGCGCCGCAGATGGTTCAGACCATCGGCGCAGCGGTCGGCGTCAAACCACACGTTCGGGAACAGCGAGCGGGCCGCGTTGATGCCGTCCACAACCTTAGCCTTGGGCGTAATCCGCACCGTGCGACCGGCGGCGCGCATCTGCTGGGCGATGGTGCGCTCGCTGGCCAAAAGCTCGTTGTTCGCGTCATGCGGAAGCCAATCGTCGCCGTAGACGTAAGGCTTGCCCTGGAGCGCCTTCAGGTAATGCCCCAGCGCCTCGCCGCTGTTCTCGTAGAAGTCGATGATGCGGAACTCAAAGCCGACGATCTGGGCGAACCAAATGCTCGTCTTGTCGGCCCGCCCCAAATCCCAGAACGTATGAACCGGCTTCGTCTGGTCATACGGCACGCGGCAAATGCGGCCTTCTTCCGTCGCCGCCCGGATTTCCTTCGCGTAGATCGCGCCGTCCAGAACCTGCCGGCAGTGGCCTTCGTAGATGGTCAGATAGGCGTCGGGGTCCGTTTCCTTGAGGTGCGCCATCTCGGCGCGCAACTCGTCAGGAAACCAGGGGTTATCCTGCCAACCGATTTTGACCACATCCGCACCAGGCGGCGTGTTCTTCACAAACCGAACGTAAGTCTCGTCCGTGTCGAGTTCCGGGTTGAACGATACGATGATCTGCGAGCCGGGCTTGCGGATGGTGGGGATCAGCTTTTCCCAAGACGCCTTCGAAACCGTCTGCGCCTCTTCAACCCAAACGCGATCCGCGCCCTCGAGTGACTTGATGTTGTTGATGTTGTGCCGCAAGCCCGCAAAAATGAACTGCGTGCCGTTCTGGCCCTTTATCGTCGTCTGCTGGATTTCGTAGAACGCAGAAAGCCCCAGCGCCGCAACCTGATCGGCCAGCAGGCGATGCACGCTGTCCGTAATCGACTTTTGGATTTCACGAGCGCAGAGAACGCGGAGAGGTTCCGCCGCGCCTTGAACCAGAAGCGCGCGGGCCACGCCCCAGGATTTGGCGCCACCACGCCCGCCATACAAAACCTTGTAGCGCCCCGGCCGGAAGAGACATTCCAGCTTCTCGGGAAACTCAATCTGCGGGGCCGGCATCGGCTTTCGGGCGGATGAAAGCGACTTCCAGCGAGGCTTTGATGGGCGCGCCTTCGGGGTCGCCGCTTACCATCGTCTTGTCGCCGTAGACCTTGGGCACGATTTTCGACAGAAGCCACTTGCGCGTATCCACCCGGAGGCGGTCGCGCTGCACGTCGCCGCTCGGGCTGTCCGCAATTTCAACGATTTCGTCGGCCATGACGTGCATGCCTTCGTCACGGGCTTTCGCGTATCGCGACGAAAAACCGTCTCTGTCTTCTGCGGCCCACCGCCGCACGGACATATCCGATGGCATGCCGTCACTGCGGCAGATGGAACGCAGCGTTTCGCCCGCAGCGAGCCGGTCCAGGATTTCGGCCGCAATCTCCGGGTCGTAGCTGCTCGGCCTTCCGCGCTCAGCCATGGGATTAGGTGTAGGTGCCCAGGCCGATGTTCGTGATGGTCACAGTGGGCGCATCGGCCGTGCCGCCATACCGGACATGGAAATCGCGGAACGTGGCCGTCGCCACGGTCGCGGTGCCCGTCACAGTGACACCCGAACCGCCCGCCAGCGTGAGCGTGCCGGCGCCGCTGTTGGCGATGCGCAGGAGATACGATTGGCCGGGGTAGGAAGTCGGGTCATCGGC